CGAACTTTAAAGAAATGACAAAAGAGGAAGCTACGGCTTTCCTTCGAAGGGTAATGGGTCCTTCCCGTAGAACATTAACAGGACAAGAGCATGACCATATGCTCACTGTCTTTCAGTTGATTGAACCAATTGAATCAAGTAACAATCAACGTTCTTGGACTGATGTTTATGAACATGCGGGAAAAACGTATCATGTAAGTTTCTTTGAAGATGATACTGTAATAGAAGAAATACTACCAGATGATATTCAACAAGATAAAACAACTTAAAGAACAAGGTAAGAAAATTGGGATTACGTTTTCCACGTTCGACTTACTTCACGCAGGGCATATTGCAATGCTGGCAGAGGCTAAGAATCATTGCGACTATCTTATTTGCGGACTCCAGACTGACCCGACCATTGATAGACCTACTACTAAAAACAACCCAGTCCAGTCTATTGTTGAACGCCAAATTCAGTTGGCGGCGTGTAGTTTTGTTGATGAAGTGGTTGTTTACTCCACAGAGCAGGACCTCGTGGATCTTATACTTATCCTACCAATAGACGTTCGTATTTTGGGTGTAGAGTATCAGAGCCATGACTTCACTGGAAGAAAAGAAGGAACTGAAAAGGGCATTGAGCATGTGTTCAATAGTCGTGACCATTCTTTCTCAAGCTCAAGTTTGCGTAAGCGTGTAGCAGAATCAGAGAAGGATAAGAAATGAACTTAGAGGAATTTGTTAAACATTTTGGGTTCAGAGTAGTTAACGTCAGACACCATAGCCCATATCAATACTACGACAGCTACAACAGAACTGCTAGTTATTATACCGAAAGAGAACAAACTACTATTGAAATGGAAATAGACCGTAGACGATTAGAGCATATGGCTGACTATTTTAAACATAGTGAACGATTGGATCAACAAGACCGTGATGAAGCATACCTTCGTAAACAATATCCCGGTCTTAAAGAAGCATACGACAAATATCAAATGTTGTTAGCACTTTACAAATAAGGTAAATAAAGATAGCGGACTTAGCATCATCCCGCTTTACAAACTCTGCTGCCTATGCTATAATACACATAGGAGAAAATATGCATAACCCAGTAACTTACAAATATACAAGTACAAAAGAGTACATTGACAGTTTCCCATGCGCTTACCGTCAATGGCGTGCAGATAGTCACTGCAATACAATTCACGGCTACAGTTTCAGTATGAAGTTCTATTTCGGTACAAACGATTTAGACGTTCGTAATTGGGCTGCTGATTACGGTGGCTTGAAAGAACTAAAGAAGATTCTTGAGGATCAATTCGACCATACATTGTTAGTCGCAGAAGATGACCCAGAACTTGAAACATTCAAACTGTTGCAAGAAAAGAAAATGGCTAAACTAACTATCTTACCAAAGCTAGGTTGTGAGAGTTTAGCTGACATGCTTTACAAGTATGTCAATGGTGTTTACATTCCTGACATGTGGGGTCCAAGCGAAGCACAACGTTTGTGGTGCTATCGTGTTGAAGTACGTGAGACACAAAGTAATATGGCTTTCCGTGAAGGTCATCGTGAATGGCATGAGGACTTACTATGACAGATAAAGAATGGTTAGATAAAGTTGTTTTAAGTGCAACGGTATACAATGAACAACGTCTTCACACTGATTTCCAAGAAGAAGAAATTCTAAAGTTTGTAGACTGGTTGCATAAGCAATATGGAATTGCTTACAACAAACCAACTGCAACACATCAAAACACACCAGAGAAACTTAAAAAATGAGCAAGCTAAAAGTAGCAGAACTATTTTACAGCATTCAAGGTGAAGGACGTTATATGGGCGTCCCATCTGTGTTCTTGCGAACATACGGATGTAATTTTACATGTGGCGGCTTCGGCATGCCCAAAGGACAATTAAGTGAAGAACGAAACAACGTGGATGCAGAGAGCATCAAAGATTATAAATCCTTACCGCTTGTCAGCACGGGCTGTGATAGTTATGCATCTTGGGACCCTCGTTTCAAACATCTTAGTCCTGTGCTCGATACCGATGCTATTGCTGACAGTATTGTTGATATATTGCCTCACCGTCGTTGGATGGATGAGCACCTGGTTATCACTGGTGGCGAACCGTTGCTTGGATGGCAAAGAAGCTATCCTGACTTACTTTCGAACGAGAAAATGAAAAGTCTCAAAGAGATTACATTCGAGACCAATGGTACACAAATGTTGTCTAGTGAGTTCTTTGAGTTTCTAAGTGATTGGAAGCGCAATCGTGAAAAGAATGCATTGACATTCAGTGTCAGCCCTAAATTATCAGTAAGCGGAGAGAAGTGGGATGAAGCAATTTTGCCTAAGGTTATACATCAATATCAAGATGTGGGTTTTGTATACCTTAAATTCGTGGTTGCATCAGAAGAAGATGTACAGGAAGCTGTAAAAGCAACAGAGGAATATCGTAGAGGTGGATTTAAAGGTCCAGTCTACTTGATGCCAGTAGGTGGCGTTGAAAGTGTTTACACTATGAACGCAAAGAACGTAGCATTAGCGGCAATGAAGCTAGGCTTTAGGTACTCGGATAGACTCCAAGTGCCATTATTTAAAAATGAATGGGGTACATAATGAGTGAACAAGTAAATGAACTAGACGATCCAGTTGCAAGATTTTTAGCAGCCGGAGGCAAAATTCAACATAGTGAGTATAAACAAAGTGGCAGAGTTGAGGGCGCTAAGTTTAATCCATGGGGTTCACGTAAGCCCGGTAGACCAGCAGCCGATGCTGATCCTGTTCCGACTATTCCTGTAGACGAGTGATTTTATGAGACAGAAGATTCTACATCAAGCATACATGAGAGGGTTGTACGCACAAGGTACACCTGATTCATGGGATGAAGAAGCCTTGTTCCAATTCGGTCAACATATTGTTGACATGTGCATTGATGCAGTTGAAGAAATGGATACGTTGAAAGGTACTACGACATACGACCAAAGTGTGATTGATGGTACAAAGTATCATTGTGCTAAAGCGATTGAGAGTAAATTTAAATGAGAACCTACGATAAGCGAATTGGTTTCTTGGTCAGTTATCAGACGTTGATTCCACATGGGGGTATCGGTCAATTCACTAAGAGTTTTTGTGAGTTGATGGATAGTCACAATATCAAAGTCGATATTATCACAGACAAGATGCCGGATGATGATGAATTCATTCAAGCATTAAAGAAAACTGCTAACATCATTGCACCTGATAAATCAAGAGTTAGTGTCTTCGAGGGCGGAGATAAAAAAGACACTATTTACGGAAGACATAGTTCTATATTCATGTATGGTGATACGTTCTGCTATGAGAGAATGGCTAACTTCCGTGATGCAATTGTCAAAAGTTTAGAGCATAACCTATACGATGCATTTGTCTGCAACACATACGAGACAGTTCAGGTAGCAAGTACAATGGGACTCGAGGATGTGATCCAGGTCATTGCATACACACATTTAGAAAGCCAAATCTTTAAAGATACTAAGAATCCATTCTTGTATAACACCAACGTAATGATGCGTCAACAACTTCAAACTGACAACGTGTTCATCGGTACACAGAGTACATTTAATGCGGCGGAGATAGGAGCATATCATTTACCTATTCCCATCAGTGAACAAGACTTACTAAAAGAACATCACAAACCTCGTGAAGGAATATTGTTTGTAGGTCGTTGGGAAGAAGGTAAGAACCCTGAGTTGTTTTTAGAGTTGATTGAACAAACAAAATTACCTGCTAAAGTAATGACTAGCGCAAACGGTGCTAAGAAGTTTGAAGAACGTCTAAAAAAGATTGGTGTGCAGTACGAAATCAAAGTTGGTATCATTGGTCAAGAGAAAGTTGACTTCATGACCTCAGCACGAATTGCCTTCAATCCAAGTATCGTTGAGAGTTATGGTATGGCTTTCTATGAGCAACATATACAATTGCCGACATTAGTATTAGAGAATCAGCGGTGGACTAAGAATTTCAACGGTGACTATTTCTATACCTGTACTAAGAAAGATATGGCTGAACGAGCAAAACAGTTGTATGGTAGTTTTGAAAAGGCTGAGACTTGGTACAACTTAGGTTCACTAGACCATGCTAAACACCAAGAAGCAAAGGCATTCCACAAGTGGAACAGTTGCTTTAGTGAGTTTACTTCTAAGCAATCTAATAGCAGCACTGCTAAGATTCTACAAAACGAAACAGTTAAGTATAGTGATTTTATCAGAGACTTGGGACGTAAGATTATTTGTATTGACGATTGCCGTTCAGCGTTGACCAATCGTAGTAAGTTTAGAGTTATCTACACTGACGATGATACTTACTTATCAAAGGATCCTAGCTTCGAGCCACAAGAGGAAACTACAGGCGCAAGTTTGTTTTCATTTTAATGAAGAAAATTCTAATCACAGGTAACTCAGGTTACATAGGCAGTCACTTGTCTAAGCTACTAGACGGTGAGTATGAGTTGTACGGTATGGATTTGAACAAACCTCAACATCCAGTAACCAAACACTACAAACACGACATTAGACAAAACGTTCCCGCTAATAGTATTGAATTTGATTGTGTCATTCACTTAGCCGCACTAGTTAATGTAGGTCAAAGTGAAACACATCCAACAGACTATTACATGACTAACTTCTGCGGTACGTTGAATGTAATGAACACAGTTAAGTTTAAGAATTTTGTCTTTGCAAGCACCGGAGCAGCAGACGGATGCACTAGCGCATACGGTACTAGTAAGAAAGCCGCAGAAGATTGTGTGCGTGAATGGTGTACGTTTAAGAATATCCCATACACTACATTTAGATTCTACAACGTGATTGGTTCAGCAGGATTTGCACCTACAAACCCCGATGGGTTAATGTCGAACCTAATCAAAGCTATTGACACGGGTACATTTACGATACATGGCACTGACTATGAAACTATACATGGGGACGGAACTTGTCTAAGAGACTACGTTCATGTCATGGAAATCTGCGAAGCAATCAAAACAGCGATTGAACAACCTAGCAACAGTATCGAATGTTTGGGTCATGGCGTTGGCTACACTGTGAAAGAAATGGTTAACTTGTTTCGTGAAGTAAATGATGTAGACTTTTGTATTAAGTCAGGTCCTCGCAGGAAAGGGGACCTTCCGTCTAGTGTACTGGAAGACGTTAGCCCTTACATGAAATCCATTTACTCAATTGAGGACTTGCTAAAAATTGAATAGTGTGTTATACTATCGCTATGACTACATCTACACACACTAAACGTATCGGCTTTGCTTGCAAATGGGCAGAAGTCAATAAAAAGGGCGAGATTGTAAGTACTGCTGGTTTGAACACCGGCGGCACTACTCTTGCATGGGCGAATCGTAACAAGCGTGATATCGTGGAGCAAAAGATTATTGACGTTGCAAAAACAAACATTCTCAATACCCACGAACTCATTAAGAAGGTCGCAACACTTCCTAATGAATTACGCATGTTGCGATTGACTAGTGATATGTTGTCATTCTACACACATGATGACTATACAGACTTCTGGCAAAGCAAGTACATGCAAGATTCACTTGCTCGATGGTTTGCCCCACTAGGTGAAACAGCACGACAAAACAATGTTCGTCTAAGTTTTCACCCCGACCAGTTCGTTGTGTTAGCAAGTGACCGCGAAGAAGTAGTAGAAAAATCAATTGAGGAGTTCGAGTATCATGCAGACATGGCCCGCTGGCTTGGTTATGGCAAGTCATTCCAAGATTTTAAAATCAACGTACATATCTCAGGACGCAAGGGCCCGCAAGGCATTAGGGATGTATATGGCCGTCTTAGCCCTGAAGCACGTAACTGTCTAACACTAGAGAACGAGGAATACACACATGGACTTAGCGATACTCTTTTACTTTCTGATATCGTTCCCACTGTACTTGACATTCATCATCATTGGATCAGGGAAGGGGAATACATCTCGCCTAGCGATGACCGCGTCAAACGTGTTATCGATAGCTGGCGCGGTACTCGTCCTACTCTACACTATAGTGTTAGTCGTGAGGATGTACTTGTGGGGCACTCAGCTACAGTTAGCCCAGACCACACTCAGCTAATTGATAGTGGACTAAGTAAACAAAAGCTCCGCGCACATTCTGATTACTACTGGAATGACTCAGTAAATAATTGGGCACTATCATTCTTAGATAAATTCGATATGATGTGCGAAAGTAAAGCTAAGAACTTAGCAAGCCACAAACTATACGAGAAAGCAAAACAAGATGGGATTATTTGATAAACTGAAAAACTTTGGTAAGAAGCCAGAGCCAGAGAAAGTAGTTAAAGAGAAGAAGCCTCGTGAAAAGAAAGCTCCTGAACTAACTCAAAAAGAAAAAGCTACACAAGCAGGAGAACCATACATCAACGTGATTGGTATGGAATTAAATCCTGTAAATATTCATGAGGGTTCGTTTGAACTTGACTGGAACAGCATCTTCATTACTCAACTTGTAAAAGCAGGGTACATGAAAAAGAAAGAAGACACTGACCAGGACATCGTGGATCGGTGGTTTCAGGACGTTTGTAGAACTATAGTATTAGAAATGTATGAGCAAAATATCGCTGATCCTGACAATCGCAACGATATGAGAACCATTTTCAACAAAGACCTGGGCAACGGTCGCACAGAAGTAAGCTAAAGTAGTACAAAAATAAAGGTTGACAAATAACTCTTTTGGTTGTATAATATACGTATTGTTTAACTAATAGAGGTTTAAATGGCAAATTTTGTATTCACAAAGTCTAACGTAAAAGTGACAGAACGTCCTGTAAATACGTTAGATAAAAAGCCCGGTGATTATGATGTAGTCACGTTAGAATCAGAAATTCTATCAGTGTTATCTCAACTCCCAGCTAACATTCCAGCAAACACTTCAACGAAGCCACAAGAATATTGTGAGCAGCCTGAGGTAATGGACATTGCAATCAAATCATTAAAAGTTGCTCGTTCTATTCAGCGCCCGTTCAATATGCAACATTGTATTAAAATTGCAATTGACAACTGGGACTCTCGCCGCCCATTGTTCCCTATCGTAGTTTACAATCCACTGACTAAAGAATACTGGATCGTTGAGGGCAATCACACTAGCATCGCACATGGTGTTCGTGCTGCCACTGGACGTTACCCTGACGTAAATAAGCGTGGTTGGAAAAATCTTAAAGTTCGTTGTCAAGTTGTTACATTAGTACCTGATGAAGATGGCAATGTTGACATGAGTTTTTGCCGAGACCACTTCATGGGTACTAACGGTGATGACCGCTTGCCTCTAGTTGAATTTGATTTGTATCAAAACTACGTGTTAAAAGTTCGTCAAGATTATGCAGGTGACGTAACAAAATGTGATGACGTACTTGCAAAGAATCGTTACAACTTGCAAGTGACAGCAGAATCTTGGCAAATGTATCCAGTGCATCCACTGAGCGGGCGAAACACATGCTTGCCAGGTGCAATTAATAACTTGGCAAACTTCATCAAGTTGAAAGTTGATGATGTGGATTTTATCGGTAAGAATCACAAGACTTTTTGGGATAGTGAAGTAGTCGATTCAATCGAATTGGGTCCATTGTCAACATTACGCAAGCTGATTGACTTAAACAAAACTGACCCTGATGAATTTAAGAGCAAACAACATGAACAATTCATGTATGAAATGGCATGTGTGATGCAGAAATTCGGTACTACTCCAGCTGGGTTCCGCGACTTTGCTGTGCAAGTTTGGGAAAACTACTATCGCAAGACAGCACTAGTTCCTGAAAAGAAAACTCCTCAGCCGCAGAAAGATTTTTCATTGGTTCTTTGGTTGAAGCTACACAAAAAAGTGGGCGGCAACTATGCTTGCATCCCGTCTAACGTGTACGCACGATTCAATGATGCAGGTGTAGATGTTATTAGTTGCTTGCCAAAAGCAAAACATAAACTTATCAAGGATTTCAAATGATTTTCAATTTCTTATACATTGCATTAGTTCACTCTAAGTGGAAGCCGGGCAAATGTGAAATTGTCAAGAATCGTTTCAAGGGTTATAACAAGGGTAATTTCAAATTTGCTCCCTCTTTTTTATACGTAGTAGAAGAAGGACACGAGGAACAAGTTACGATTCTGGAAGTCAAAGTCAAGTCTATCTTGTATGACTATCTTGAAAACCCAGAGTTTCACAAGTCTCCCACTGAGTATGTGAATCGAAAGTTTAAGCATATCAACGGAGCGTACATTGAATCAATTGTTGATAAAATCATTGCAGAGAACAATCTGGCAATCAAGAAAATCAAAAGTGACTATATGACTGATTCAGTCAAGGACGCTAAGTTTTTGGACAAAGTTCGGATGTTCCCGAAAAAGTATCTAGAAACCATTTAACTTGACAACAACGAAATATATGCGTATAATTTACGCATTATATACGAATACATAAGGAACACATGGCACGTTACGCACTAATTGATACTGCAAACACTTTCTTCCGCGCTCGACACATCGCAAGCAGGGGTATGGACGAGTGGGCAAAGTTGGGTATGGCATTGCATCTTACTCTAGCAAGCACAAATATGGTTGTGAGAAATCATAAAATTGACCACGTGATATTTTGCTTGGAGGGGAAATCGTGGCGGAAGTCAATCTATCCTCAGTACAAGGCACATCGTGCAGTAGCACAACAAGCTGCAACTGAGGCAGAGAAAGAAGAAAACGTTCTTTTTTGGGAAACCTATGATGTGTTCACAACTTTCTTGCGTGAGAAAACTAACTGTAGTGTCCTGCGTCACCCCGAAGCAGAGGCTGATGATGTTATTGCACGTTTCATAAAATTGCATCCAGATGATGAACATGTGATTGTCAGCACAGATGGCGACTACACACAATTAATTTCAGATAACGTCACACAATATAATGGCGTGACTAACGAGACAATTCGTTTAGATGGTTATTGGAAAGATAACGGTAAACAAGTACTGAACAAAGACAAGACTCCCAAACTATTAGAAGGTACTCCTGACTATTTACTTTTTAAGAAGATTATTCGGGGTGATTCGGGCGACAACGTATTCAGTGCTTGGCCGGGTGTGCGTGAGAAAGGCACTAAGAATAGTGTCGGTATCATGGAAGCATACGAGGACCGTAACGCACAGGGATATAAATGGAACACGTTCATGCTTAGTCGGTGGGTTGACCACAACGAGGTCGAGCACCGCGTCAAAGACCGTTATGAATTGAACAAGACCCTTATCGACTTGAATGCTCAACCTCAGGACATCAAGGATAAGGTTGATGCAATGATTCGCAATGACTTGAAGCGAGATATCACTCCCCAAACCGGACTTCACTTTCTAAAATTCTGTGGCAAATATGAACTCACCCGCATTTCTGACCAAGCTACAAGCTATGTTCAGTGGCTTAATAGCACATATCAAGGCTCGTTACATGCATCACATTCTGCATAAACAAATCTACGCCGGTCTCTTTGAGATTATCAAAGATAGAGACTTGTATTATCATAGTGGAGTAGGTAGAGACTACAGCCACTTGACTGAGCGCGGCAAAGAAGCGTTAGCTAAATGGATGAACTTGATGGCATGGGATATGATTGAACTTGAACGAAAAGAGTTAGACGCCCGTGCTAAGAAACTTATGTGGGAAGAGTTGAAAAAATGACCTTCGTTGTCAACGATACAAAGATTAGAGAGATTCGTCAAGGTGATTATGACTTCTTTATCTCAGATGGTATTAAACTTTCACCTCGTGCTTACATCGAAGTCTCTGATGTATGTCCTTCTAATATGAAATTAATGATTCATAAAGCAATGGCTGATGGTTACCTAAAAACAGTAGCATGTGTTAAAGAAACAGATTACATGTGGGAGAAACTTAGTGACTAAGAAAATCTTTTACGAAAAGATAGGTAGAAAATATGTACCGGTAAGTGAATACGACAGTGACCTGACGTATGCCTTGCCTAAAGGAACTCACTTGGTTATGGTCTATCCCGGTGGTACATCTACACGCTATAACGTTGACCCTATGTACGCTCCATTAATTGCCGCAGGTAGAACCGGCGAAGATGCTTTGTCCAGAGCTATTGTAAAAGCAGGTGAATTAAGATTACAATACAAAGATAGACAACGAGAGTTAACCCCCGAAGAAAAAGCAGCATGGGATAATCTAGTTGCAGTTTTCGGAGATAGTGCTAAACAACTTGAATGGCCCAGTGCTAGAGAAGTAGCAGAAGAGGGAATAAAAGCATTAGAACAAGAAGCATTTAACATGCTAGAAGTACCGGCAGTAAAACTCGCCTATGAGCAGTTTATGTTTGTATACAAATTAACAAAGGATGAAATGAATGTCGCTAACAGCTAAACCAATTATTAAGAATGAATTTTGGGTCGTCACTGACGGAAACAAAAAAGTAGGCAACGTGGTTGCAGAAGGAAGCGGCTTTGACGTTAAGATTGGAAACAACATCCAACACTTTGACTCTAAGAAGCAAATTGAAAAGAAAGTTCAAATTGAATTTGAATCGACACCTAAGCCAATAAAATCTACTGAACCTCTATTCGCAGTATACCCAACATCAAAGAATCGCACATACAATCACATGTACGATGTAAAACGTAAATTGCATCTATTCACTGAAACTCCCAAGAGTAAGTGCTATCATGCTGCTGGATGGTTTGCAATGAAGCAAGGTGATGAGTTTACCCCGATTCTTTGCCCTAAATACATCTTTGTGCAACGTTATGAGTACATTGGTCCTTTTAAAACTGAGGCAGAGGTAAATAGTAGCATAAATAGTGTATGACTAACATTAAAAAGTTCATTGACCGTGTTGCAATAGCAGACGGAAAGCAAGCTAGAGAAGTATCGATGCTGTTATCCGATGCAAAAGCCTTGCGTGATGAAATAATGAAATTAATTATCGACAACAATCAAAAAACTAATTCTGATGTAGTCGAAGTCGTCATGCAAGGTGGTAAGTTTAAATGAGTAGAACACAACCAAAAGTTCTTATTGAACTAGTAGACAAGGAAACATATAAATGCGACCAAATCGTAGAGGCTGCAGGTATATGGGCTGTGTTTTATGACGGGCAACCAATCAACTTAAAGAGTCAGCATTACCTAGATAGTGAAGCTATTCCTAAATATAAAAAAACTAGTTTTAGCAACCCGGGTCATGCTCGTAACCTGTGTCGTAAACTAAACAAACAATTCAAAACGGATAAATTCAGTGTTGTGTTTATGAACAACGGCACTAAAGTTTATCCAGATGACTAAGTTAACGTACAAAGAACAAATCACTCAATCTGTTTTAGAACAGTTGGATGATGATGTAATAACGTTTCAACATGCCATGAAAACATGGTGGCAAAATCCCCGACGTGACGAACTTATGCGCCTCACTTTAATCGGCGATTTAAATTTCCGTCATGCTAAGATAGAGTATCACGACCATCCCATTGTAACAAAAGACAAGAGTTACTATCAGTTCATCATGGAACTTGGTAAGAAAATCAAGTGCCCTTATTACATTGACGTACACGTAGAGAACAAGAAGCCGTATATTCGGTTATATGATGACCGAATCAGTATGATGTTAAATCTATACGGAGATTTAGACACATATCTCAAATCAGTGAGAACAAAAGGGTAAACAACTGGGTACGTTAGTCAACTAAATACTCTTATAAAACGTTGTATATATAAGGAGATTTTTATGAAACAACTACTCGCAATCATTTTAGCCGCTTTCGCTTTCACAGCTTATGCTAACGAACCTACTGTCACTGAACACGGTGTTAAGTTAGCCAAGAAGAAAGACCATTCTAAGGACAAGAAGGTGGACGCCACCAAAAGTCAAAAAAGCGACAAAAAAGCCGCTGATAAAAAAGCTAAGTGATTTAGACGATGAGGACTATGGTCCAGCAGGACCAGAAGAACTAGACCTACAACGTGGGTATGGTCGCCCGAAACTATCTAAACCATTTAATGATGACGGTGTCTCTGATTACGTAGCTATTCGGTTAGCGTTGATTAGAGAGAAAGCTCTACAGAAATATAGAGAAACCGTGTTTTAATAGCATAAATAAAAGTAGTTAGAGTTCTACTTAAAAACTCAAATCATACACACACAGGAGAAAATTATGATTAACACTTTCGCATTCCAAGCCGTTGATTCGGTTCAGTCAGCTAAGAAACAATTCGTTTCTACATTCGTACCTCAAGCACAAGTCAAAGAAGCACTAAACGGTTTCATTGACGCACAAGCTAGTTACACAAAAGATGCAATCACTGCAGGTACTGTAGCTTTCACAAAAGTTACTGAGACTTTCACTGACCGTACTCCGTACATCAAGTTCTCAGAGACATTGCAATCTTTCTTCCCAACTGCTAGTTGCGCTAAGCCAGCAAAGAAGGCTAAGTAATGTTAGATATTTTCTACGGGATAGTTGCACTAGCCTTCGTAGCTTTTATCGGCATCTTTCTTGCATTGATGATTGAATATGGTTACACTGTTAAGGAAACTTTTCAGTGTATCTTAGAAGCAATTCAAGATATCAAGAAATACAAAGCTAATCAAGGCACTAAAGGCTCATGATTACATACGTCCACACTAACATCTATAAGATTAGTGACTATGCCAGGCATTTGAAATCACTGGACAATGAGGATCGTTACTCACGCTTCGGTCATCCAGCTAGTGATTATAATATTGACCAATTGGTGTTAAACATGTGCTATCACCCTAAAGACCACGAATTGTGGTATGCTAGGACTGATACGGGTCGTGTTGGTTGGGGGCATATGGCAAAGAACAGTGATGGTTCTTGGGAACTTGCAGTATCAGTTGATAAAGAGTTTCAGCGTCAAGGCATCGCAGATAAACTACTTACAGAAATGTTAACATGGGCTAAGTTCCATCACATTCCAGAAGTTTACATGCACTGCATTGAAAACAACAAAGTCATTCAACATCTTGCCACAAAGCATGAGTTGAAGACTAAAGAACGAGGTGACGGTGAACGTACTGCGGCAATCGAAGTACCGGAGCCTAACATTGTAGAAGTGAGCACACAGTTGTTCAAAGAGCAGGATGAGATTGTAAGAGAGATTAATAGACTACGAGGTAAACTTGCAAGTCTATGGTTGAATCCGTCTCACCAAATAGATTGACTTGTCTAAGACAATCAGACATAATACACACACAGGAGATACACATGTCAAATTTCGAAACACCAAAACTACCAGAAGTTAAATTCAACAAAAACGGCTACGAGATTCGTGCTGACGTTCTAGCAATGGCTAAGGAAGTAGTCATGCAAGACTATCAAGTTAAGATGCATGGTTGGGAAATCACAGCATTGAGAGATGAACGTACTGGTCAAGTAACAACTACAGTAGCAATGCCCGAGTTTCCGGGACTAGATAAGATTTTAGAAGCCGCAGAAAAAATGTATGGCTTTGTAAATCAGTCTACTAAGAAGTAATTAAGAAACCCGGGTCTCCCGGGTTTTATTTTGATATCATATCCTTTGTGGGCACAAGTACAGTAGGAACCAGCAACGTATAATCGTCCATAGTCAATAGTCTTCCGCTATTAGAATGTTCGGCGATAAGTTCAACAATTTTATGTATATGAATGTCGTCAATAGATTCATTCTTTGCCCATTCAAACAATCTAGTCAATAACGATATCGACATGTGTACTGTTCCTGCAGGGTGCATGTATTCTTCCGTGATTGTGCTTGTTGTTACTTTACGCATTTTTGCCTCCGAATATATTAAAAATTTTAAGTATCTTGTCGAGTAAGCCTTCTTTTGGTTTACTTTCAGTCTTTGTTTCTTGAACGTTTGTGTTGTTGATTGTGATACTGTTTGTAGGTATATCACCTAAGTCTGGTCTAGGTGTATTAATAAACTCTACTAGTGTCTTTGCTCTATCAACAATATCTTTATCTGTGGGATATGGTGGAAGTTCTGGATATGCCAATCTAGTTTGTTGAGTCTGCCAAAGATATAAGGATTCTAACACCCACTTTTCGTGAATGTCGTTTTTCTTAGTAGCGTATTCAGAAAAAACGAGATCCTTTGCTACTTTCAATAACTCCACATTAGATGGATTATCTTTCTTCTCCACCATATCACAACCTTAAATAACGTTCCAACGAGAACCATCAAACACTACGATTAAGCCGTCTTCATCACCTAGTGTTTTACTAGAACTGTTATTAATTGTTTGCCCACCTGAACCTTTTAATGTAATACTTCCATTAATTTGATTCTTGATGTAGTACACTTTTCCTAGTATACCTAATGGAAGTGTGATTGTAATCCCATGCTTTGTGGCTCCTATGTAATAATCAGTAGCTAGTGCAGTGTAGTTTACTGAGGTTAGTGTTACATTTACAATGATAGAGCTACCACCAGTAGCAGACAATAATCCTTGAGGTGTAACGGTGAGTCCACTACCTACTTGAACTACACCTACTGTAGATGTAGTTGCAATAGCTGCGTCTACTTGCACCGGCACGATGCCTGCAGGCGCAACTGTACTTGGTGCTGGGGTTTGAACTAACCCCACACCAGCTACAATAACATTGGGTGGTCTACTGTATGACATATATTAGAGAATCTTCCACTCGGTACTTGCGAACACGAAAGTTAATGATCCGTATGGTGCGTCAATAGTCGCAGTAGCGGTTCCATCAATAGTACCGGCAGCCGGTGTTATAGTAATAGGAGTTGCAGGACTTGCAAGACCTAAACCATCTTTGATGTTGAATACTTGACCAGTGACACCTAATGGTAATGTAACTGCTACGGCAACTGGGCCTGGCACTTCTACGCTTACTACTTCGTCACCTGTTGTTACTGTGACCGGTGTAGCAACTGCTGTACGCACTGCTAAGATTTGTGTACCCGATGCACTAATAGTGATTGTGTTTGCACCTGTACCTGTGGTAGGTGCGATTGTAATACCTGATCCAGCAAGTATTGAAGTTGGGTTGTTTGTATATGACATATAATTTCCTTTTAAGTTATGTTTACACGATGCTCCACTGTACGCCGTTGAAGACTAAAGTGATGCTACCGTAATTTGTGTTGATGAGTGCGCTGGCTGAACCATCAATAGTGTGACCAACTGCTGTAACTGTGATGTTATGCAAAGCCGCGGTACCAGATACATCTTTGATGAAGTAGAACTTACCGGTAACTGGGTTAGCAGGTAATACCACCGAGAATGGTACTAGTCCAGTATTGTTAACACCAATGAATGTGTCACTTGATGTTGCAAGATACGGACTTGTAGTAACTACGATGACAGGAAAGACTCCTGAGAATGCGTTATTAGTAACATTTACAATAGATGAGCTGAATGAATCACTGTCATCAAAAACAGGTGTGACTGGAAGAAACCCCTGTTGTTGCTGTTGTGATTGACGTTGCATCGGATAGATAGGCAACGTTGTAGGGATAGGCAAGAAAGAAGCCAGCGGTTGTATTGATTGTATTTGGTCCATGATGTTCTCCAAAAAACATCCGGAGTTGTGCCCCGGATGTTAGTTATCAAATATTAACGAATGTTAGTATTTGTGTTAGTTGGGTTAGCTGTTAGCGTACCTGATCCAACGTTGATTGCTTCGTTGTTAGAACGAATGCTTTGTTGCAAACCCCAGATAAGGTTTGTCAACTGACCATATTGCTGTTGTTGCTGTTGTTGAGATTGCATTTGGTTAATGTTGTTAGTTGTAGTAACTTCAATACCGCGTGAAACTTCAGCCAAGCGACGGTCGCCGCGCAATTCAGTGATTTCATTCTGTGCGACAGCTAACTCTCGTTGTAGGTTAGCTTCGTACTGAGCAGTAATCAATGAGCGAGTTCTGTCGCCATCAGTGGTTACTGTAGTTTGAATTGCATTTTGTGCTTGCAACAAGTTAGTATTAACTTGGTTCAATTGCTGCATCAATGCGATTGAATTTTGTGTCTGTGACTTATCCAATGCGTTGAATTGCTGCATAGTAGCAATGTTGTTTGTGTTCATAACATCTTTAACACCGTCTACACGAGTTGCCAATGATGATGCTACACTGTTCAATGAACCATTGATTGATGCTGTTTGTGCTGCTGTTGCTGCTTCCATAGCTGCCATGTTAACTGCTACTTCTTTATCAACGCCACCGATAGCTGCCATCAAGTCCATGTTAGCTTGGTTTTGTTCTGGTGGGTTGCGTAGCAATGCTGTATCAGCCGCTGCTGCACCGCGTCCGCCGAACAAACCGCCGCCATTACCTAGCAATGCGCCCAAGATGATACCGCCGATTAGACCACCACCTGTGCCGCCTAAGCCGCCGCCTGTTAGAAGGTCACCGCCTCCTGTTGTTGTACTTACGTCCATTTTAATTTTCCTTAATTAAGAAAGAATCTTTTCTACTAGTGACCCTTCACTAGTGTGTCTCTTTCAATTTTACTTACCTGCAATTTCTTTGAAATTCACTGTACGATAGTGCAATGAATACTTCAGTTTATTTCTTTGGTTTCAATGCACTAGTCTTGTCTTTAGAGAAAGACTCCATGTTGTTGTACACTATGCCAGTTGCATATAACTCAGCCCATCTAGTCATGCATTCTCTATTGTAGTCAATTGATTGAATATCAGCTACCCAATCTTCTTTCATGCGATTAGTTACTTCATCCATTGTGTACTTTAAGTGGTCGTTCCATAATGGTTGTGTAACAATGCGTGACCAGTAGTATGAATTTTCATTCTCCATCCAAGTCAGCATCTTGTCGCCGTTATCATACCATGCTTGAGTAGCTTCTTCGGTAGCTTCGCCTGCTTTGATTTTGTTAACTAATGTAACTGCTAAAATGATATGCTCTTTTAACACTGCGGTAAATGCCTCAACGTCATTTCTGTCATAGTACGGAAATAATAATTCAGCGATTTCTTCTTGGTTAGTCATTAGTCTGTCTGATACTGCGTCAATGTCTTTAGTTCCGTTTAACAAGCTGACAATTGCGCTTCTTGTGTAACAAAGATGTTCACTCCATAAATTTTTTGATTCAGAGTATAACTCTGCAATCTTTTCTTCATCTTCGTAATAATATGTTATAATCTGGTACATGTTGGCTCCTTAAGTAGTACTACTATTACTTACGATGAGAATCATGCGGACCTGTACTTACTAAGTACAACCTGTACTTGAGAACAGCCAAAAAAATAGCCCACCTAAGTGAGCTATATTAAAAACAGGACTTTCATCTACTAAAAAGTGCCAACTGAGTTCTATTCTTTACGCCAAACTTTTTAAGAACCAAACCTACATGTAACTTAACTGTACTCTCGGTAATGTTTAGTGTCTTTGCAATGACTTTGTTACTAGCTCCTCGTTCTTTGATTAGATTGAGTATTTGTTCTTGTCTATGAGTTAGTTTGATTTCACCTGGCTTAGTTTGTGCCTTTTTTACTGCGCCCGGCAATTCATCAAGGATATGTTTAGGCCAGTAGGGAATATTAGCCCATAAAGCTAAGATAGATTTCTTAGCCTCAACCCAGCCAAATGCACCATGATTCGGGATAATTCCTAATATGCCGCTTCTCTGTAATTCTTTGATAGTTGACAGTGGTGTATTCTTGCTTATTGTAACAGCGATAGCTATCTTCTGCGGGTCCATGTCAACTAGTTTCGCAAGTGTTCTTACCATATTTAATATCTCAATGGCTGAGGTGTGTCTAAATTCAGTCTCATCAAAAGCAATAGATTTGGGTTGAAGTGTCAATGTGCTTGCTAACTCACTCCAATTAGAACATACTATAATCTGTCTTTCCATGGATGCAATGTCTTCATCCATGCCCTCTGTATATGGCCCTAACTCAGCTATGTTTCTATGAAAATATAAATGTACTGGTCTAGTATCTGTGTTATGTTTTGTAGTATTCATATACTTACTTACACTGTCGTTTAGTACAGGTTTACCGTCTATAGTATATATTGTACTCCAGATAGGTTTTTCGTTGTGCTGTAAAATAGTATAGCCTGTACTATAGTCTGCTGAATCAGTAAAGTCTATATATCCCGTACTGTCGTCTATGTCGCCGAACGTCAGTGTGACATTCTTTACGTGTTCTTCGCTTATACCTATCATTGATGGACCTTATTTGCATATCATTTTGATATCATATCAAACTTATCATTTTAAGAAAAGTTAAATGGTTGTCATACAACTTCTAAGGCTTGACAATAAATCATTTTGGGCATATAATAGAATCTTAGACAGTAACAAAACGGAGCAAAGAATGTTGACTATCAAAGCAGGTGACAAGATTCGTTACACTTCAGGGGCAGGTACTCTGAATGCAGTAGTAGAAAGTATTACAATTGGTCCCACTGCTAAACCCGGGTTATCTATTGCTTGGTTGAATCTTACAGTTCCAGCAACGGTAACTAGAAAGTATGAAACTCAAACCAGTATTCCCGCTGATCCTGCAAGTCTCAAAGGCTTCAAAGTAGAAAAAATGGCTTGACAATAAATCATTTTGGGTATATAATATACACATAGACAGTTAAGAAAAGGAATCAAAATGTCATTCGAAAAAGTTGTTCTTTCTCAAGTTGCTAAAGTTCTCGGTACTGGTAACCAAGCAAAATTCGAATACGGTACTCTTTTCGTATCTGCCCCCGAGCGTGAAGCCCGTCGTGTCTTCTCTATGCTTTGCAAAGAATACAATTTCAAAGTTAGCCCAAGCAAAGTTGCCGAGAACGAATTTGCTTACGATTTTATTGCTTGACAATAAATCATTTTGGGTATATAATAGAATCTTAAACAGTAAGAAAGAACACGATGACTCCATTGACAGAACGCCAAAAATCTTTGATTGTTTCTAACATTGTCAAAGCTGTAAAGAACATTGATAACCTCAACAAGACAGGTTACAACTTCATCTACCAATGCTCGGGCTTCATTGCTCACTATGACTTGTATGGTTTCATTGCATCATACACTGGCGAATCATTGAAGCAAGATATTGTGTCTTACGCAGGTCAAAATCAATGGAATAACTTTCGCCAAGGTGAGCGTGACTACGATTACTACATGGCTAAGAAAGACGTTTACAATCGTATTCTCGCGGAGATTATGTAATGCCCGGTTTCGTTGATGTATCAGATATGACTAGCGAAGAAGTTCGCCGTCTTGGTCACGCTGATGACTATGATGAACCAACTTACAAACAGTCTACCTCACAAAAGTATACTGGTCGTTCATGGTCTCCTATGCAATCAAACAAGACCGTGAAACCTATTTTCAACTTTCTTGCTGAGGATGTGTGGACTGCTAGTGCGTATGCGTATCGCACGAACGGCAATGAGTATATCAAAGCAGTGATGCCAGGTGTGCCTAACCGCACTAACCGCGAAAAGATGATGACTGCATTGTTGGACAATCTCTTGGTTGAAGAACAGGATATTGAGTTCGGCAAAAAGATGCGTCAACACTTTCAGACACTGACCTTCAAGGTGTTGAAGGGTGCTAAATTGTCAGACTTCCAGCAAAATGCTATGGCTATTGCTGAGAAGAAAACAATCATTAGCAACTTTGACTTTAGTGTTATTGCAAGTTTGCCAGCAACATACACCCGTAGTACAAAACGTAATGAGGTTGACAGTCGCATTCGTTGGGCACAGGGTGGTTTCATTGGACAAGAGGGTGACAAAGTAACCGAGAAGATTGAAGTTATCAAAATTCTTTGGTCTAATAACTACAACACCTGGTACTATACAGGTATCAACGACAAGGATCAAGTGTTGTTTTTTAATCACAAAGGCACATTTAAAATTGGTGACTGTGTTACAATAGAGGGGAAGGTCAAAAGTCACCGTGACAATTCTACTCAACTTTCACATGTAAAGGTAATTGAAAATGTTTGAAGTTTATGATGGCGATTTGTTTTTGTTTGATTGTTTTGATGCAGACGAGGCAGACAGTCTCGCTGAACAGGGTTTCACAGTAAAGGAAATTGAAAATGCGTAATTTTATTCTTGGTACAATCTTCGGCATAGTTGTCGCTACTGTTGGCTTCTCGGGCATTGCTCGTATGCTTGACAACGGCGTAGAGAAAACAAAAACAATCGCAGTCGAATCCGCAAAATGAGAACACTTAATAAAACAGGCTTGCTAATTTGTTTAGCATTGGTAGCTACATCAGCCTTGCTTACTGGTTGCAATGAAAATCGTGACCGAACAGTGGGAGTTGCTGACTACGAACTCAAAGCGGAAGATTGTGTGGTCAAGTATATTGATAACCCTCGTGGTCACAACTTTTTCATCGCTAAGTGTCCGGCAGCAAGTGAGACAATTACTTACCAGCGACCACAGGGCAAGGGTAGTGTGCCCACTGCTACAGTAATGACAAGCGAAAGCCTGCGTATGCAATTAGCTGAGGTTGAAGCTAAAGAAAAAGCATTGGCTAAGTTGTCAGTGCAAGAAAAAGTGTTGTTAGGTATCAAGGAGTAAGTCATGGATAAATGGATGAGTATTTGTTTAATCTTTGTTGTGTTTGGCATGTTCAGTCCTGTCATTGTGATGGAGTATGGCAAGAAAGAATGTCGCATCGAAGCTATCAAAGCACACATGCCTGCCGATGACATTATCAAACTGTGCGGTAAGTGAAATTTAAACGTAAACAACTGGAGGACAAGATGGGTCTAGATATGTATTTGAACGCAAAGCGTTTTTTGTGGCATAGTGAAACTGAACTCGCCGATAAGATTGCTGAGAGCTTTCCTGAAATCGGTGATAAACGTGTGAAAGAAATTACAGTAGAAGCTGCCTATTGGCGCAAGTCAAATCAAATTCACAAGTGGTTTGTTGATAATGTGCAAGATGGCACCGACGACTGCGGCAACTACGAGGTGTCTAGAGACCAACTTAAAGAGTTGATTGAGTTGATTGACAAAGTTCTAGCTGACAGAACTCAAGCACACAATCTATTGCCAAACTCAGCAGGTTTCTTTTTCGGTAGTCAAGACTATGACCAGTACTACTTTGATGACCTAGAGAGTACCAAGACAACATTAGAAGCACTCGTAAAAGAGGGTCAGTGGGGTGGCTGGTTCTTTGAATATCATTCAAGCTGGTGATATGACAGTTAAGTTTAGAGACAAAACAATTTATGACGCAATCAAGTTGCCGTGCGGTGGTACGGCATACTTTGATGAAGGTAGCGGATGTTCACATCGTTGTGAATGTGGTGCTACTGTCGGTTCAATTGGTATGTCTAAACACTGTAGAGAAGCGCAAGAGAAACAAGACATGTGGGAGAAGCTGGGCGGTGAGCCCTGGGACTTTTATGAAGGAGTTGAATCATGACCGGCTACAGTGATATTTTAAAAATGAAACGCCTTGAAAAGGAAGCACACGAAATGGGCTTCCGTTTAGGCAATCCCAAGAACGGTCATTACAGTCGTGAGTACGGTGACATGATTGCGTTGTTTCCACGTGATGACAAGTTACCAGTCTACAGTCGTGATGCTGAAATATTTGTAGGTACTCTTGAAAGCCTAGAGATATGGATGCGTGGCGTAGAATGGTCACGGCAGTATGACTTATTGCTCAAGGTTTCAAACAGTGACAAGCGAGAACGTAAAGAGCAGGATGAACTGAATCGTCAGATGGTCGCACGATTAAAAGACGAAGAATTAAACCTAAGAAAAAAGTAGTACTTTTGTAATACTTGACTTTAATTCGTTTTGGATGTATAATACATGTATTGATTGATTAAAGGAGCTTACATGAACGGTTTCACGAAGTACATGATGGATTTCTATGGTCCCGAGAGTGAACTCTATCCCCAGTTGAATTTCAACGAGACACAAATTGCTATCGCCACTGGCATCTACAAAATGCGTCTCCAAGTGCGAGGCGTTGAATTTGAAGGTGACTCAGTAGACCGAGAAGCTGTGCGTGATATCATCCTCGAAGCACGTGAAAACGTATTGCCCGAATTCGCTAAGGTTTAATGTAACCTGTGCTATAATATCAGTATATTTTGAAAGGATTGTATGTCGGCAAGTTGGATTAATAAGTTGAATGAAAGTGATGGTCGTCTTCACAAAGAGGACGTGATTCGTCAAGCACTTGAGGCAGCTACACTTGGCTCAACTAGCAGTCAAATCTTCTTGGGCTTTTTGAAAGCCTGTTACAATCCTTATGTTACATTCGGTGTCAAACAGATTCCCGAATCAGTTGGTATAACTGGCGCTGAGAACCCTTGGCAGGATTTCAATGAACTAATGGTTCAACTATCTCAGCGCCAGTTGTCTGGTCACGCCGCCCGTGATGCTATTCAATCGTTAATGGAACGATTCGATTCAGAAGAATGGAATACATTCTTAGCTCCAGTACTACGCCGCGACATGCGGGCAGGTATCTCTAGTACAACTATCAACAAAATCTGTAAAAAGACAGACTACGAAATCCCAATCTTTGGTTGCCAACTAGCAACTAACAGTGAAGGTCGCCCTGAAATGAAGGGTACTAAACGACTTGAGCCTAAGTTAGATGGTGTTCGTGCATTGTTCATGCTCATTCCAAGTGGCGACGGTGAAGTGAATACAATCTGTTTCAGCCGCAATGGCAAACAGTTTGATAACTTTACTCACATTGAAGACCAGTTGCGTAAGAGTTTTGTGAAAATAATTCGTGCTTGCAACGGCATCGACCAGGGTCGCAGTCTTGTCTACGGTTATGTACTTGATGGTGAAGTGATTGGTAATACGTTTCAAGAATTGATGCGTCAAGCACGCCGCAAGAGTGACGTTCAAGCTGAGGATTCGGTGTTCAATATCTTTGACATTGTTCCACTTGAAGACTTCCGTCGTGGTCATTGGAATGCTCAGTTATCTAAGCGTATCGCATTACTTGATGCAATGCGTCCTGTCGTTGACAACATGCCTAACGTTGAATTGTTGCCTCACATCATGGTTGACTTAGACACAGCCGCAGGTAAAGACCAACTTGAGCGTTATGCACAAGATAACGTCAAAGCAGGCTTCGAAGGCATTATGATTAAGGAAATGAATGCTCCTTACGTTTGCAAACGTTCAACAGACTGGATGAAGTGGAAGCCAGTTATCACAGTAGATTTAGAAGTTATCGGCATCGAAGAAGGCACCGGTCGTAACGCAGGTCGTTTGGGTGCATTAGTTTGTAATGGAGTAGATGATGGTAAGGAAATCACAGTCAATGTGGGTAGTGGGTTTAGTGACAGTGACCGAGATAACTATTGGCGTGATAGCAATTTCATCATTGGTCGGACTGCTGAAATCTTATGTGATGTGATTACACAGAACCAAGATGGTACTTACAGTTTGCGTTTCCCTCGCTTTGTTCGTTTCAGGGATGACAAATGAAATTCCGGTTAAAAACTACTGAGAAAAAATTCTATTACCAAATGCAAGATTGGTTGAGAAGATGGGACCATGGACTTATGACGGAAGAAGAGGTGAACTTCGCTAATGAAATATGTCGTAAGTTGGGACACACTGAGTATAACCACCCGTCTAAACGCGGGCGATTCAATTTGATTGATTATAATCAACACTATGAGTCGGGCCCAAACCAATTTAAATGGAAAACTCCGTTCATTCAGTTTTATGACGAGAAAGATGCTTTTTTCTTTGCATTATGTATGGGCGAGGTGATTGCCAATGATTGAACCTATCACATAGTATAGGATCCTGATCCAGAAATTCTGGTAACTAAAGTAATGCTCTACTAATTGATTAGGGCATACTTTAAAGGAAACTTACTATGAGCGAGAAAATCAAAGAACTTAAAAAACAATGCAGGACCGAGAAGCACTGGGATCCTGAATCTAAGAAATGGGTTGATGGATATTTTGACGAAGACAAATTTGCTAGACTGATTATCAATGAAAGCGCAAAGGCTATTGAATTAGAAGTGAACAATTGGAGACAACTTGCACCATTCAATAACATCATTTTGCATCGAGGCATTAACGCTATAAAACAACATTTCGGTATATAATATAAGGATTAACATGGACCCAAATGAAGACAAATTCGACCCTGAATTCATGTACATAATGCGATGGACACAGGATTACCCAGAACTACAGGAAGTCATTGACAGAGAGATGAACTCTATGTTAGAATTGTCTAACTATAAAGAAGCAAACGAAGTTATCAGAATGATTAAGGCAAAGTTATGAGTGGTCCCGGAGTTATCCAAGAAGAACCAATGCAACGTTGTGAGATGTGTGGTGTGATTGATGAATGTCGCCCATACGGCCCTAATGATGAACAAATTTGTTTCGAGTGCGGTATGAAGGACGAGGAGACAACTCGTAAACAATTCGCAAAACACGTACTAGGGGAATAATATGGTTACAGTAGTAAAGCATGAGTGGCACAGTCATGACCGACAGTATGCAGTTGAGATTGATGAAGACTTGTTAGCAGAGATTTACCCTGACTTGGGTCCGGGTGAAATCAGTCACATGCTAAAGAATATTGAAGAAGGTCTTGTTGACGTTGAAGATATCATTAACGATGCCTATGACAACAATGTTGACATTGAATGGGACTTCCAATATGATGACTGCTGGACAGACCGCAAAGGTGGTTACGAAGTTACTTACGAGCTAGGTGACGAAGATAGTTGGCACACAGAACCAGAAGAACCGCCAGCAACACACAAGTGTACCAAGTGTCGTTGGGAAGGCAAGTCTTGGGAAACTCGCACTGCTTATGTAAATGAAGAAGGTGATGTGTTGCCTGATGACTGTGACGAATGGCATGACACTAAAGATGTATGCCCAATGTGTGACAGTGATGTTTCACTCACAGAATCAGGTAAGCAAGAAGACGAAGCACGAACAAAGCGCATGGCTGAGATTGATGCCATGTTCGATGATGCAGAAGAAGAACCGGTCAATGAAGAAGAACTTGCACGTGCTTTAGAAGAATTGAAGATAGAGTTTGAGGCATTGACAGCACATACCCATCACTGCACTGAATGTGAGTGGACTGGAAATGAATCAGACCATGAAAAAGAAGGCATCTGCCCTAACTGTTGTGCGTATACAGAGAAATACGAAGGAAATGAAGAATGACACCAGAAGAATTAGTAGGCAAAGAATTTGTCTTTGAAGACGGGCAATCTATTAAGATTATCCAAACACGTAAACGTGATGATGGTCCTTGGATCACTGCACATGCAATTGGAGCAGGCATCCCTAGACAAATCACAATGCCATTCACTGAATTTGTTGATACATATGGTCACTTGTTTGAAGCTAAATAAAGCATGTTCCGAAAAATATTCTCTTTCAGTAATGCTACACTTCTCGTAGCACTTTCACTGAGTACTATTGCCGCATGGTACTCAATCATTGGACTAACAGCAATCTTCGCAGGTGCTGTTGTTCCCATTATTATCATGGGTACAGCACTCGAAATGGGCAAGATTGTTACGACAGTTTGGCTACGTAAGTACTGGCATCGTGCTAGTTTCATGCTCAAAGCATACTTAGTACCTGCAGTTTTCTTCTTAGCTGTACTAACGTCTATGGGTATCTTTGGATTCTTGTCTAAAGCACACATGGATCAAGGTATTACGTCCGGTGATGCAATCGCTAAAGTGTCCTTGTATGATGAAAAGATTAGTATTCAGAAAGATATTGTAAAGTCTAGCAAGAGTATGTTGGCTCAGATGGACCAACAAGTTAACGATATTATGAGCAAAGGTGACAGTGAACGTTCAGTTGAGCGTAGCGTTGCCATTCGTAAACAGCAGGCAAAAGAACGTGCGAACTTACAAAAAGATATTGAGAACGCTAACAAGGAGATCCAATTACTTAACGAACAACGTGCTCCGCTTGCGGCCGAAACACGCAAGATTGAAGCTGAGGTTGGTCCTATTAAGTATATTGCTGCACTCATCTACGGGGATAACCCGGACCAGAATACTCTCGAAGCTGCTGTCCGTTGGGTAATCATCATGCTAGTTGCGGTGTTCGACCCATTAGCTCTTGTGTTGGTGATTGCTGCCAATCAAAGTAAAGAGTGGGATGAAAACATCAAAGAAGAACTAGAACTCAAAGAACAAGTTGAGCATGAAAAGGTAATGGCTGAACTTGAAGAAGAACCCCCTGTAGTATGGGGAGGGTTTGTAATGAACCCATCAGGGAAGGAAGTTGAAGAAGAAGAAGACTTCACTGATATCAACCATGAGTTAGCTGAGGCTGCGGTTGTTGAAGAACCTTTCGTTGAAGAAGCTAAAGTCGAAGAAGAAGGTCCAATTGCAGATAAGCATCCATACTTGAATGAACCTTTTACCCACTTTACTAATACATACCCATTAGTTCAGAAGCCAAAAGTTGAAGAGCCTGTATATGAACAAGATGATGGTCCTCTGACAGAAGAACAAATTGAGCAAATTGAAAAGTCAGTAGAAGAACCTCAAATTCTAACATTGGGCATTGACGAAGTTGAGCGTCCAGGCGATTATGTAGTTGCTCCGGAAGAAACTAGT